TGCCGGTAGCTGTAGCCGACAACAACCACGTAGAGCAACAGCAAGTGGATGAGTTGAAGGATTACAACGCGCAGTTGCAGGCGCGTGTTGAGGCGATGGAGAAACGCCTTAACCGGCCTGCGCCTGCGCGACCCGCTCCGCAGATTGTGCAGCAGCAGTTCTTGGACGCCGAAAAACGCGCGAAACTGGCGGAACTAAGAAGCGAGGACGAAGAAAATGGACATTAAATTTTTGAAAGAAAACTGGTTCCTGTTCGTGTTCGGCGCCGCCGTCTTTGCGGGGTATGTGGAGTACCGGGTACGTGACACTGTCGCCGTCGAGGTTCATGCTATTGACGCAGTAGACTCCAACACAATCGGTATGCTGCGCAAGGATATAGAGGTTTTGGCGAAGGATATCGGGGCTAACAAAGCGCAGAATGACAAGGTCGAAGCCAAGCTAGACAAGATCATTGATATTCTGCTTGAGGATTAGGTATGTATAATTTCGGCGTCCGGTCACGGGAAAAACTTGGCACATGCCACAAGATACTCGAAGCTGTTGCAATTCGGGCGCTGGAACGTAGTCCCTATGACTTTACTATCGTTCATGGCTGGCGTGGAAAGGACTTGCAGAATGCTTTGCAAGAATCCGGCGCCAGCAATGTACGTTTTCCAAATTCTCGCCACAACAAGACCGATGATCCCCAGATCGAACACCCTGACACTGTAAGCGACGCGCTGGATTTTGCGCCGTGGGTAGACGGCGATATACCGTGGAACGACACACACATATTCGCGTGTATCGCCGGGTGCTTTTTTGCCGCCGCGAATGAACTTGGCGCGGTAATTACGTGGGGCGGAGATTGGGATTCCGACGGATCCACCAAGGATCAAAAACTGCTTGATTGGGGGCATATCCAACTGGAGCATAGGGGGTAGTTATGCTGGGCGATTTACTGAAAAACATGATTGGGCCGATTATTGGCCCCTTGCTTGACCGTATTCCTAACGAGAATGAGCGCAAGCGTGCGCAGGAACAGGTCGAGGCACAAATGCTGGGCGCCATGACGTCACTGGTGCAGGGCCAGCTCGAAATTAACAAAACCCAAGCGCAGCACGGGTCTATATTTGTTGCCGGGGCGCGCCCGGCAATTATGTGGATCTGTGGTATTGCGCTAGGCTGGAATTACATTTTGCAGCCTATTCTTAGCTGGGTCATGTTTATCGGCGGAACCGATTTGGCGATGGCGCCGCAACTGGACACCAGTGAATTAACGACGATCCTGCTCGGAATGCTTGGCCTTGGCGGGCTGCGTACTTACGAGAAACGGCTGGGCGTCGCGCGTAACGACATAAAGAGGGCATCATGAAAACATTAGTACACGCGTTAAACGCGATTGAAACGGCCGACGAAGCGGCCAACGTGCAAGGGCTGCGGGATTATTGCGTGGAGTGCGGACTGACCGATGAGCAGGTACAAGCGCTGGTCGATATGTCCGGGGACACGGATTTGGGGCGGCTGCACGTGTTTATGACCAAAGAGGAAGTAGTTGAAGATGTCAGTATCGAAACAGCAGATGCAGGATTCGACGCAGAAGTGGTCGAGGAAGATACCAACGCCGACGAAATTTCGGAGCCCGGAAGGGACTAAATTTCGCGTACCGTCGGCGCTATATACCGACCAGATCGCGCGTAAGATCTGTGAGCGGATAATGCTGGGCGATTCACTCGTCAAGATTTGCAATGATCCGCGCATGCCTTCGCGGCGTTCGGTCGTACGTTGGCTGGCGGATCCGCGCTGCGTTGATTTCAGGGAAATGTACTACTACGCCCGCCGGGTGCAGGCAGAAATGCTGGTAGACGAGATCTTTGATATCGCCGACGACAGCTCGAAGGATTGGAAAGCCAAGTTGAATAAAGACGGCGAGGTTATTGACTACGTGCCGGATAACGAGGCAATTCAACGCAGTCGGGTGCGCATTGACACGCGCAAATGGTATGCGGCCAAGATGGTCCCGCGTATTTACGGGGATAACTCGCAGGTCGAGCTGGGCGTTACCGGCGATCTGGCGGAGTTGTTGAAACAGGCTACCAACAAGGACAACGGCTTGCCGCCGCCTATCGAGGGAAAGGTTGAGTAATCCGCTTGAACAAGTAAAACTTTCTGATCCGTGGTGGCGGCTCAATAACCTGTACAAGATCAAAGATAAGGCAGGTAACGTCATTACGTTCAAGCCCAATTGGGCACAGAAAGCTCTTTACGAGCAGATGCACTACCTTGACATTATTCTCAAGGCGCGCCAGCTAGGCATGACTACGTTTATCCAGATATTCATGCTGGACCGCTGCCTGTTCAACGATAACCAGAACGCCGGAGTAGTCGCGCATAACAAAGAGGACGCCGAGGCATTTTTCGCGGACAAGATCAAATTTGCTTATGACAATTTGCCCGAGGATCTGCGGGCGATGCGCAAGGCCACGTCGGACACTACGCGTTCACTCAAGTTTTCCAACGGGTCCATGATACGCGTCGGCACGTCCATGCGCTCCGGCACATACCAGTACATACACGTGTCGGAATTCGGGAAGATGTGCGCCAAGTATCCGGACAAGGCGCAGGAAGTTATCACCGGCACGCTGAATACCGTCGCTCCCGGGCAGATGGTGTTCATCGAGTCCACGGCCGAAGGGCCGTTTGGGGAATTCTACGATCTGTGCCGCTCGGCACAAGACATGACAGTTGCCGTCAGTAACGAGCAAACTGAATTTACCCCGATGGACTACAAATTTTTCTTTTTCCCGTGGTGGAAGCATCCCGATTACGTGCTGCATCAGGAAGTAGAAACGCCCGACAAACTGATGCTGTATTTCATGGAATTACGCCAAGAGCATGACATTGATCTGCGCCCGGAGCAGAAAGCGTGGTATGTGAAAAAGTTTGCCGAACAGGGCGACAAGATGAAGCAGGAATTTCCGTCCACGTGGACGGAAGCGTTTGAGCGCAGTAACGAGGTAGCGATCTACGGCGCCCAATTGCGTAAGGCCCGCGAGGAAAAGAGGATCTGTCGTCTGCCGATCATGAAGGGCAAGCCGGTGCATACTTTTTGGGATCTGGGCCGCAATGACTCAACTGCGATCTGGTTTATGCAGGAAGATGGTCCGTGGTACAACTTTATTTACTACATGGAAGGCCGGTTGAAAGAGCTGGCCGACTACGCCGCGGATCTGATAGAGATTAAACAAGAGCTGGGCATTTTCTACGGACTGCATTTCTTGCCGCATGACGTGGAGGTTACGGATCTGTCCTCGGTAGGAAACCGCAGCCGCAGAATGATTCTAAACGAGGCCGGTGTGACGCCTATTCGGGTAGTGCCGCGCTGCAAGGTACTTAATGACGCCGTGGAACTGACCCGGCGCATGTTCAGCAAGTGCCGGTTTGACAGCGAGGGGTGCGAGCTGGGGCTGCGGGCGCTGGCCGCGTATGAATGGGCGTGGGATGATCTGCACAAGATTGCCCGCAAGACGCCCGCCCCGGGCTGGCCTAACCACGGATCCGATGCTTTTCGCCAGTGTGCGCAGGCGTATCGCAGCGAAGGCAACAGTTTTGCGGACCAGCAGGCTATGTTTGGAATGGACGGAAAAGGCGGTAGGAAGTATGCTCGCCTTAATTCTCGCCGAGGCACTTTAACGAATCCTTCACTGGATCATGTGGTTTAAGCTATGGCACAGAACGCAGGACGAACAACTCGGGGCAGTAGTGTAGCCGACACCGGCCGCAAAAAGGGCAAGAAAATGTCCGAGCAGGCGGTTGTCAGTTTCCTTGGCCGCAAGATCCGGCAGTCCATGAACGATGAGGACGGGGATCTTAGCCAGCTACGGCAGGAAAATTTCAACTATTACGTTGGCGAGCCCTACGGCGACGAGCGCGAGGGGTACTCGAAATTCGTTACCCGGGAAACGCTGGAAACAGTAGAGTGGGTACTGCCTAGCGTCCTGCGGGTATTCTTGTCCGGCGACCAGATCGTCAGTTTCGACCCCGTTACGCCCGACGATGAAGAAAGCGCAAAACAGGAAACGGATATCACCAATCATTTCGTCATGAAGGCGAACAACGGTGGCGAGGGCGGATTCCTGCCGCTGCATCATTGGATGAAAGACTGCCTAATGTACCCGAACGGGTATATCAAGGCGTACATGAACGAAACTAATCGTACTGACGTGGGCGTCGTCACCGGAATTAACGAGTTTGGCGTACAGATGATCGCCAACGATCCCGAAGTAGAAATTCTCGAACAGCGCTCTCGCATAATACAGGTTCCGGCGCCGGAA